GCCGCCGAGGCGAACGACGGGAACTACCGCAACGTCAGCACCCAGGAGCGGAAGGACCTCGCCGAAAAGGGTCAGGCGATGCCCGATGGGTCCTACCCCATCGCCAACGTGCAGGACTTGAAGAACGCCATCCAGGCGATCGGTCGCGCCAAGGACCCCGCCGCGGTGAAGCGACACATCAAGAAGCGCGCGCGTGCTCTCGGTCACCCGGAACTGATCCCCGAGGGCTGGGCCGAAGATACCGACGAGTTCACCGACGCACTCATGGAGGCCATGAGTCACCCGCTTGCCGCCGGTGGCGCTCTGGACCCCATGAACTCCAACCACATCTTCGCGCCGGGCACCCACGACGGCCCCGGCTGGATCACCCATCCGATCCCGACCGCGCGGATTCGTCGCTACTGGGTCCGTGGCAAAGGAGCCGCGAAGATTCGCTGGGGCGTTCCCGGCGACTTCAACCGGTGCCGTCGGCAACTCGCGAAGTACGTACAGAACCCCGAGTGGCTGGCCGGGATGTGCGCCAACATGCACAAGGAGGCCCTGGGCATCTGGCCCGGCATGGAGACCGGGCGCAAGGGGCGCCGCCATCACGCCCTCGCGGCATCGGGGCAACCGGCACCGATCTTCAACCTGGTGGCGTCCTCGAACCGGGTGTTCAGGCACGCCGATTTCGAGCGCGTCGACCTCGAAGACCCGCGTGTCGGCATCGTGATGGAAGACGACCACATCTTCGGCTACGTCGCGCAGTGGGGTGTCTGCCACATTGGCGTCGAGGGCATGTGCCGGGAGACGCCGTTCTCGCACACCAACTACTGGTACTTCGCGACGGGCGTCGTGGACACCGATCAGGGGCCAGTCAAGGTGGGCCAGATCACGATGGACACCGGTCACGCCAACATCCGCTCGAACGCGCGGGTCGCGGCGGCGCACTACGACAACACCGGGGCGGCGGTGGCTGATATCGCCGTGGGCGAGGACGACTATGGCATCTGGTTCTCCGGCGTAATGCGCCCGACTGCGACAGAGGACCAGCGGCATGCTCTCCGTGCGGCGGGTCGACTCTCCGGCGATTGGCGCGAACTGGGTGGGAACCTGGAAATGGTCGCCGCCCTCGCGGTGAATGTGGCTGGCCTGCCGATCCTGCATACCCTCGCGGCATCCGCGAATGGTCGCCAGATCAGCCTCGTCGCGGCGGGTATCGTGCCGTTCCCGACCGAGGATAAGTTTCACTTTTCGGCGCTCGACGCGGAGGAAGTGGCGGGAATCGTGCGCTCCGCCGTGGACGAGTACCGTCAGATGGAAAAGCGGACGGCGCGGACAGCGCCGATCCGTGATTCTCTCCGGCAGAAGAGGATCGAAACCCTCCGTTCCAAGATCAAGGAGTAGCCATGGCGTGTGCCTGCGGAAAGAACAAGACCGCCCAGTCGTCCAGCACGACGTACCTCGTGACCACGCCCAATGGCGAGCGGAAGCCTTACAAGACCGAGGTCGAAGCGGCGGCGGCGGCGAAACGAACCGGCGGAACCTACCGCAGACAGTAACGATTTTGCAAGTCCCTACCTTCTGTACCACAAACTAGGGGTATAGTCGGGGCACTCCCCCGCGGACCCCCCGCAGAGTAGCCCCCCGGTCGTTCCTACCGATCGGGGGGCTTTTTGTGCCTGACGAGCCGGATTTCTTGCTGTTCGCGTGCGGCGCATGGTAGACATTCCTTCAGAATCACTCCTGTCGTAGACGGGGGCGTGTTAGGCGTAGCCGTCCCTACAACGTCCGACCCCGTAGAAGGAGTGACCCTCTCATGTTCGAGAAGCCTGAGACCTTCGATGGTCTTGACCTCGATGCTCTTCGCGCGCTCAGCGTGGAGGCAATCACCGAAGCGCAGAGCATCATGGCCGCCGATGACAGCGCCCTCACCGACGAGCAGATCGCTCGGGCAGAGGAACTGATGAAGGCTTCCGCCGACATCGACGCCGAAGTGAGCGTGCGTGAGGTCGCGGCCGAAGAGCGCGCCGCGAAGATCGCCGCGCTCCGCCAGTCCACCCAGGACTCCACCCCTGCCGACGAGCCCGAAGGGGACGACGAGCCGGATACCGAGCCCACCGAAGAGAGCGACGACTCGGACGAGTCCGACGACGCCGAAGCCCGAAAGGAGGTCGTCGTGGCCTCCGCCCCGGCACCGAAGCCTGCACCCCGTAAGACCGTGGCTGTCGCTGAAAAGCGCGCACCCGAGGTCGAGGTTCCCAAGCCTGCTGGCGCAGTGCTTGTGGCCGCCGCCGATGTCCCCGGCTTCTCAGCCGGTGAGGACCTTGGCACCCTCGACAAGGTGGCCGAAGCCTTCATCAACCGCGCTCGTTCGTTCGCGGGTGGCCGCGGCAACGAAGGCGGCCTTCCGGCTGGTGTCTATGGCATCAGCGACAAGAGCCAGCGCTTCGGCGTGGCACGCATCCGCAAGCCGCAGAACGAGTTCTCGACCGGCATGGACCGGCCGCTGAACGAGCAGTTGGACATCGTGATGGCGGCCGCGAAGGAATCGCGTCTGCCGGGCGGCAACCTGGTCGCGGCCGGTGGCTGGTGTGCTCCGTCGGAGACTCTCTACGACTTCTGCTCGCTGGAGACGACAGAGGGCATGCTCTCGATTCCCGAGGTTCAGGCGAACCGCGGTGGCATCAACTTCACCAAGGGTCCGGACCTCGCGACCATCCTGGCGGATGCCTCCTTCGGCTTCGTGCAGACCGAGACAGAGGCCGAGGCTGGCACGCCAAAGCCCTGCTACGCGGTCGAGTGCCCGCCGTTCACCGAGGTCCGCCTCCAGGCGGTCGGCTTCTGCATCACGGCCGGTGTCCTCACCAATGCGGCATATCCCGAACTGATCACGCGCGTTCTCGAACTCGCCACGGTCGGCCACGCCCGCAAGGTCAACGCGGCCACGATCAACGCGATCAGCACCGCGATCGGCGCCGCTGTCGACCACGCCGAAATCGGCGCAACGACCAGCGACGTGCTGGACGCCCTGGCCCTCCAGGCGACCCGCATTCGGTACCTGTACTCGATGGCACCGAACGCAACGATCGAGGCCGTGCTCCCGATCTGGGCGAAGGAAATCTTCCGCGCAGACCTCGGCCGCCGCAACGGCGTCGACATGCTCGCCATCGGCGACGCACAGATCAGCGCCTACCTCGGTGCGCGCGGCGTCTCGGCGCAGTACGTGTACGACTACCAGAACCTGACCAGTGCGAGCACTGGCACCTGGACGTCGTTCCCGGACGCGCTGGAGGTCATGCTGTACCCGGCCGGTGCGTTCGTCCGGCTCACCACCGACGTCATCGACCTCGGCACCATCTACGACAGCACCGGGCTGTCGACGAACACCTACACCGCCGCGTTCTTCGAGGAAGGTCTCGCTGTTGCGAACACCTGCGGCTCCGGCGTGAAGGTGTCGATCGACGTGTCCTGCCTCGCCGGTCGCTCGGGGGCCGCTGACGTCACCTGCGCCGTCGTTCCGTGAGTAATCTCGGGGGGTCGCCGCTGGCCCAGCACGGCCCCCCGAGAACCACTCCGAACGAAAGGTGGGCATGATGGCTGAACCAAGAGTCCTCGTCTCTCCGCCCGAGCGTCGCCCCCGCCGCGGCGGGATCAAGTCTGTCGTTGACAACTTCACCACCGTTCCGCGCCTTGGTGCGGCGGGTGCCGTCGAGTGGATTTCAGAAGGGTGCGGACTCCCGCAGATCGCGCCGGGGCTCTGTTACCAGGCGAATGCTCCGACCGGCGACAAGACGTTCGATGGCGTGGGAGTCGACACCGGTCCGGTCTTCGCGCTGTACGCCGGAGTCGAGTGCTTCCTCGGTCCCAGCATGGACTACGACCGCCGGGCTCTGGCCCTGCTTGAATCTGGTGAGGATCGCGGCGTCGAAGACGCCCTCTGGGAGTGGGCGACCACGACCGCCGGAGCGGCGGCTCCTGGCACGACATGGCCGCAGTCGATCGGTGCGCTCGAAGAGGAAGCCGATCAGTATTACCCAGGGATGCCGGTCGCGATGATGTCGCGTGCCTCGGCCGTCTCTGCGCGAGCGGCGCGAGCGATCTTCGGGGACGAAGAGGGCAACCTCTGGACCACGAATGGCACTCCGGTCATTGCCTCGGCCATGGCGCTCGACAACCACGCCGTGATCTTCGGGTTCCCGACGGTGTATGCCAGCGCATCGTCGGTGGTTCAGACCACAGATCACACCGTCAACAAGGCGATGGCAATCGCTGAGCGCATCTATGCCATCGCCGTGGACTGCGCGTTCGTGCGGTACGTCAACGTCACGACACCATAGGAGAACTGATGACCGATATCCCTGACGGCTACGGTTTCGTGGCAGGCCGCAGTCGCGAAAACGCGAAGGCGATCCTTGCCGCGGCCAAAGCGGCAGGCGTCGACGTCAACCTTGTGCAGACCGTGATGGGTGGCTACATCGCGCCGGAGGCGGCGGTGACCGAGTTCGAGAACTCGAACTTCGACGCACCGCAACCGGTCAAGGAAGAGGAAGTCGAATCGTCCGGTGATGCCGCTCCGGATGAGTCGTGGAAGAACGCCGACATCAAGGCGTGGGCAGAAGACCACGGGGTCGATCTTGGGGATGCCACCAAGAAGGCCGACATGCTCGCCGCAATCAGCGTGGCAGACACCAAGGAGGAATGATGGCAACGCACACCACAAAGTGCCTGTCGCTGGTCAAGGGCCGTCGCATCCGCGTGACTCGCCTGGACGGCTGTGGGCGCCCCGTCTACGGTGATGACTCGCAGGTGGTATCGAAGGGGTTCATCTCCGTCGCATTCACCGCGAACACGTCGCAGTCGGATGAAATCAGTGTCACGAACGCGGCCGGTGAGGTCTGTGTCCACGAAG